CAGTAAAATGGCCGGGTGATAATGCTCCTGCACTCACAGCATCTGGTGTGGACATTCTTTCGTTTATGTCAATCGATGCAGGAACAACCGTTTATGGATTTGTTGGTGGGATCAACTTCTCGTGAGTTTAGGTGCAGGCAGAGCAGCAAGCACAAGAGAGTATCAACTAATTGATACAGGAACCATCACTTCTACAGGAGGTCAACTTTATGACATTCCCGCAGGCACACGCTATCTTGAAATTGAAATGTGGGGTGCAGGCGGTGGTGGTGGTGGAACTAAAGCAGTAGCCTCAGGCAGAGGATACACTTACAGGGCAGGCGGCGGTGGCGGTGGTGGAGCATACCTCAAGAAAACTTATTATGGTGATGCGGACATGCAAGAAGGTGATAAATTGGCAGTCTCTGTCGGCGCAGGTGGGGGTGGAGGTGCTGACAATACAGCAGGTTCAGCAGGTGGAGATACAACACTCAGCATACACTCACGGGGATTGTCTACCATTACAACATTTAGTAGTGTAGTCGCAGGTGGCGGTGGTGGTGGAGAAAGTGAGAGCAACTCTGCGGGAGGTGCAGCAGGAGCGGCAACCAACGGAGACACAAACACAAGTGGAAATGCTGGCGGAGACAAGAGTGGGAGCCAAGGCGGTGATGGGGGTGATGGTGCTGATCCAAATGGAGGATCAGGCGGGAACCACGGTTCTCCACTTGGCGCAGATTCTGACAACGGAAACTCACCAGGCGGTGGTGGTGGTGGAGCAAACGGCCAGTCAACGAATCCCGCTTCAGGAAGTGGAGCAGACGGAAAAGTTATTGTAAAGGCGTATGGATGAGTATAATAATTGAAAGAATTTCAGTGAGTTAGAAAAGGATCTTATATTATGTTAAAATACTACAAATTATATGAAGATGTCATTGCGCCAGAATTTGCGACTCATGGTGCAGCCTGTTTTGACATTTATGCACACCTTGGAGAGAAGATCGTTTCATCACGACCTAATCCAAAGGTGGTGGTTTATACGATGGACAACAAGAAGGAAGAACGAGAGGTCAAGATGTGGGCCGGTGGTGGTGGTACGTTCTATACTGGCGTTGAACTTCATCCAGCAGAAAGAGTGCTTGTTCCAACAGGACTCATCTTTGACATCCCAGAAGGATATTCTGTTCGCCTCCATCCCCGGTCAGGTGTGTCTCTCAAGCAAGGATTGATTATGCCAAATAGTGAGGGGATCATTGATTCTGATTACTATCACCAGACATATGTGATGCTCTATAACGCCAGTGCCGATATGATTCGTATCAAACATGGAGAGAGGATAGCACAAGGGGAACTCCAGAAAACACTTGACTATTCTCTAAAAGAGACTACAATACAACCTGAGCAGACTACCGAACGTATCGGTGGTTTTGGTAGCACCGGAGTGACTTGATGGTGAAAAGAGAATCAAAACCTTGGGGAATCTGGGTGATGTCTTTAGAGAAATGGATGATGGACTCACCGACCAGAAAGTCAAGATTTAGATTACGCCGTGATGCAGCAAAAGAAGCAGACGAAATGAACCGAGCCTGGAAAGGCAGGAAACATGATTATGAAGCAAGGAAAATATAATGAATCGTAAAGAATTGTTTGAGCATCACAAGAAACTTTGTGATGAAGCATTGTCGTTAATGGAAAAGAAAAATCATGATTATGCAGGAGAAGGTGGGGACACTCCTTTTGCAAATTTTACTCGTTCAGAGGATATGGGAATCTGTAGCACGGAGCAAGGATTTCTTGTACGGGTTTGTGATAAATTGTCAAGACTTTCAACGTTCACATCTGCTGGGACCCTGAAGGTTGACAACGAAAGTTACCACGATGCGGTGGTTGATATTATTAATTATATGGTTTTGTTTAGTGGATATCTGAAAGACAAAAATGAGGGATAAGAAACGTAAATTAACAATTGGTATGTGTACCTATGATGATTTTAATGGGACGTATTTTACCATTCAATCGATTCGTTTGTATCATTCTGATATAATGGAAGATGTTGAATTTCTTGTTATTGACAACAACCCCAAATCAAAAGACGGAAGAATGACTAAGAAATTCATGAAAGAATCTGTACCTAATGGTAGGTATATTACGTTTGATGAATATACTGGTTGTTCTATTCGGAATAAAATCTTTGAGAATGCAAACACACCATATGTTCTTTGTGTTGATTGTCACGTTATGCTTTATCCTAACTCTTTACATAGATTGATAGAATATTTTGACAATAACCCAAACACGAAAGATTTGTTACATGGTCCGCTTCTGTGGGAACAACTTTCAAATAAAATGAAATTAAAATCTGGGGAATATGTTAACAACATCAGCACCCACATGGAAATGAGATGGCGGGGAGGTATGCTCGGAACGTGGGCAAGCCATGACAATTTAGGTTATAATGTTGATGATGAACCATTTGAAATTCCCGCACACGGATTAGGTTTGTTTGCCTGTAAAAAGGATGAATGGTTAAGTTTCAATGAAAAATTTAGAGAGTTTGGTGGGGAAGAAGGATACATCCACGAAAAATATAGAAAAGAAGGAAGAAAGGTTTTATGTCTTCCTTTCTTGAGATGGATGCATAGGTTCTATAGATGTGGTGGTATTCCATATAATTTGTCTACAAATAGTAGAGTTAGAAATTATTTCATAGGACATATGGAATTAGATCTACCGATAGATCCTATTCTGTGGCATTTCTGTTATATTAAGAACAAGGACAATAAAAAGAAATTTGATAAATTTCTCTTGGGAGAAGATGAAATTAAGGATATACTATACAAAACTATAGAGGAAACAGAATATATTCCATCGTTTAATGATCCCGACCTTGCAAAATATCTAGATTTTTATATTGGACCTTCTGCTGGTAAAGTTTTAATGTAATATGACATTCTATACTAATGTAACACAACGAGGAAAATATATTCTCTATCGTGGTATCGATGAGGATGGTAACTGTTTTCAAAGACAAGAACAATTCCATCCTACTATGTTTATTCCTGCAAAGGAAAAGAGCAAGTTCAGAACACTCGATGGTCTTTATGTAGAACCAATCAAACCGGGAAATATTCCAGAGACTAGAGAATTCATTAACCAATATCAGGGTGTTGGGGGTTTTGATATATTTGGTAATAGTGATTTTGTTTATCAATTTATCGGTAGTAATTATAAAGGAGAAGTTGATTATGACTTTTCTAAAATTAAAGTTGCAAATATTGACATCGAATGTGAATCTGAACATGGATTTCCTCGTCCAGACGATGCAGACGAGAAAATTAATGCAATCACCGTAGATTTTAATGGATGGATTTATGTGTTTGGTTTAGGAAAATTCAATCTTGCAGAGTCACCATATGACGGAAAACTGAGACAGTTTCAGTTTGAAACGGAAGAAGAGTTGCTTGAGTCTTTTATTTCTACATGGGAGTTTGAATCACCTGATATTGTAACAGGTTGGAATGTTCGTTTTTTTGATATTCCATATCTTGTCAATCGTATTACTAAGGTTCTTGGAAAGACATCAGCAAAACGTCTATCACCTTGGAAGTTTCTTAAAGAGAGAAACGTCAAGAAGATGAATCGTGAGAATCAAACTTATGAGATTTCTGGTGTTTCTACTCTTGATTATTATGAACTTTACCAAACATTCACATATGTCAACCAAGAATCATACCGTCTTGATCATATTGCATTTGTGGAGTTGGGTGAAAATAAATTATCATATGATGAGTATGATAGTATGTCAACATTTTACAAAAAAGACTTTCAGAAGTTTATAGAATATAATGTCAAGGATGTTGAACTCATCAGCAAACTTGAAGATAAGATGAAGTTGTTAGAACTTGCAGTATCACTTGCATATTCTGCCAAAGTAAATTACATGGATGTGTTTGGACAGGTTCGAACTTGGGACTCTATCATCTACCATTATCTCATGGAACACAACATTGTCATTCCGCCCAAATCAGTAGGAAAGAAAGATTCTCAATATGCAGGTGCATATGTGAAAGAACCAATTGTTGGGATGCATGATTGGGTTGTGTCGTTTGACCTAAACTCACTTTACCCACACCTTATTATGCAGTATAATATTAGTCCAGAAACAAAAATTGATATGGATCAGCAGTATGGAATTACACCAAATTCAATTATGAGTGGTAGTGATGTTGGAAGGGAAACACTAGAAAGATGTAAGAAAAATAATTATTCAATTGCAGCAAACGGAACCTGTTACACAAAAGAACACCAAGGATTTCTTCCTGCACTCATGGGAAAACTTTACAAAGATCGTAAGATGTATAAGAAGAAGATGATTGAGTGTCAGAAGAAGAGACAGGAAGTTGTAAAGTCCAATACAGTAGCAATGGGCAAAGGATTGATGTGTCAGAAACTTGATAAGGAGATTGCGAAGTATAACAACTTCCAGTTGGTTCGTAAGATTCAGTTGAACTCTGCTTATGGTGCAATTGGTAATGAATGGTTTCGTTATTATGATGTTGCAATGGCAGAAGCAATTACTTTATCAGGACAATTGAGCATCCGATGGATTGCAGATAAACTTAATAAATTTTTGAATAAAACAATTGGAACGGAGGATTATGATTATGTTGTCGCTAGTGATACAGATTCTGTCTATTTGCGTCTTGGGAATCTTGTGGACAAAGTGGTTCCCGCTAAGACCGAGCAGGAGGTGGTCGAATTCCTCAACAAATCCTCAGAAGAAATCATCCTCCCATTCATCAAAGAGAAATACGACGAACTCGCAGAATTGATGAACGCATATGAAAATAAGATGGTGATGGACAGAGAGTGCATTGCAGACAAGGGGGTGTGGACTGCAAAGAAACGATACATGATGCGTGTGCATGATTCGGAAGGTGTTCGTTATGATCCACCGAAGCAGAAGATCATGGGTATTGAAACGACTCGCAGTTCTACACCACAAGTTGTTCGTGATTCATTGAAGGAAGCAATTAAGTTAATTCTTACGACAGACGAGGATACAGTGATTGAATTCATTGAAGGGTTTAGAGAGAAGTTTAAGACGTTTACACCAGAAGATATTGCATTCCCCCGAGGGGTAAATGGGATGGATAAGTATTCTGATATGAGAAGCATTTATAAAAAATCAACACCAATAGCAGTGAAGGGAAGTTTAATTTACAATTATTACATAGATAAATTTGGATTGGGTAAGAAGTATCGTAGGATTATTGATGGGGATAAGATTAAGTTTTTACATCTAATAAAACCAAATCCTCTTGGGGGGGTTGCAGGACAGGATCATATAATTGCATTCCCGAACAGTCTTCCTAGAGAGTTTAATCTTGGAGAATTTGTTGATTATGACGTTCAGTTTGAAAAATCATTCCTTGAACCAATCAATCGTATCCTAGAAAAGATCGGATGGAATTGGAAACATATCAACACACTGGAAGGATTTTTTGCATGATAGAATATAAAGTAAAAATTTTTATTAGAAAAATTTTAAGAGAGAAACTAGAGTTAGACAAGAGACTCTTGATCTCTCAGCAAAAAGATAAAGAATGTCCTGAACAAATTTATCAAAAAACACTAGATAGATGCACAGAATTAAATTATGCCCTAAAACAAATGGAAAAAGAATTATGATTGAAATTTTTGTTGAACAATTAACCTTTTCTTTTATGGATACACATGATAGTAGACAGATGTGGTTTCCTTGGTTCTATGAAAACATGACGGAAGAAGAAGTTAACGAGTTTTTGGATTAGGAGAAAAGGAATGAGTGATTTTTTAAAGGACATCATCAAAAGTTCAGGCAACGAATATGCAGGTGTTGCTTCTGATGGAATAGAAGGAAGCGATGTCACAGGTTTTATTGATACTGGTTCATATGCATTCAATGCTTTGTTATCTGGTTCACTATATGGTGGTATTCCAAACAACAAAATTATGGCACTAGCAGGTGAGTCCGCAACAGGAAAGACATATTTTGCATTAGGAATGGCAAAGAAGTTTCTTGATGATAATCCAGATGGTGTCATTCTATACTTTGATACTGAGTCTGCTGTTACATCAGATATGATTTCAGAACGAGGTATGGACCCGTCAAGAGTTGCAGTATTCCCTGTTGCTACGGTAGAGACTTTCCGATATCAAGCAATCAGCATCGTTGACAAGTATATTGAAACGAAAGATAGCAAACCAGTGTTTGTTATTCTTGATTCGCTTGGTATGCTTTCCACCGAGAAGGAAATGAATGACACCGCAGAAGGTAAGTCCACCCGTGACATGACCCGCGCCCAAGTTATCAAAGCAACATTCCGTGTTCTTACATTGAAACTTGGTAAAGCAGGAATTCCTCTTATTATGACAAACCATACCTACTCAGTTGTTGGTGCATATGTTCCGATGAAGGAGATGGGTGGTGGTTCTGGTCTTAAGTATGCCGCATCTACGATTGTCTATCTTTCAAAGAAGAAAGAGAAAGACGGAACAGATATTGTTGGTAATATTATTAAGTGTAAATTATTTAAGGGTAGATTTACCAAAGAGAACAAAGAGGTAGAAGTGCGGTTGAATTATGACACTGGACTTAATCCTTATTACGGTTTAGTACCAATTGCAGTCAAGTATGATATATTCAAGAAGGTTTCTACTCGAATTGAATTACCAAATGGAAAGACTGCATTTGAAAAGTCAATCAACAGTGAACCTGAAAAATATTTTACTGAAGATGTGATGATTAAATTAGAAGAGGCGGTTGAAAAGGAATTTAAGTATGGTAATATAATTGAAGAAACGCAGGAGGATGAAAACAATGATAAGTAAAAATACAATCGGAATTGTCGGCAATGGGTTCGTTGGTGGTGCCATTGTAAATGGGTTCACAACATATCGTGATCTTTTTGTATATGATAAAGATATTAAAAAAAGAGTCAACACCCTAAAGGAAACTTTAGACGCTGAATATGTTTTTGTTTGTTTACCAACACCTATGACTTTAGCAGAGGGTGGAGAAGCAGATTTGTCTATAATGCACGATTTCTTCTCAACAATTTCTTACAGAAAGGATCAGGTATTTATTATAAAATCTACTGTTCCGGTGGGAACAACAGAAAAATTATCTAGACTTTACGGTTTACCTAACCTTGTCCATTGCCCAGAATTTTTAACTGCTAGAACAGCAAATTCTGATTTTATTTGTTCAACTAGAAATATCTTGGGTGGTGTTGATGGGCAGAATAAATACACATCTCAGGTGAGGGAATTATTAGAAGATAGATTTCCAGGCACACCCGTTTATGAAGTGCATTCTAATGAATCTGAATTAATAAAATATTCTGCTAATTGTTTTTTTGCAACAAAGATTATGTTTTTCAATGAGTTGTGTCTGTTAGTAAACAAAATTGATAATGTTGAATGGGAAAATATAATGTCTGGAATGGTGAGTGATGGTAGGATAGCACAATCGCATATGCAAGTTCCAGGTCATGATGGAGAATATGGTTTCGGTGGTGTATGTTTTCCAAAAGACATAAACGCATTAATTTCAACAATGGAAAATCACGGAATCAATCCTATAATCCTAAAATCTGTTTGGGAACAAAATAAAAAAGTGAGAGGTGATTGGGATTGGTCTAATAACGAGTCTTCAGTTTCTAGAAGGAAGCACACAAATGACAGCAAAATATGAATATGATGAGAGTCAAAATGTCGCCGGTGGCGAAGAGCAGAAATATACTGTTCCAATAACAATATTGGACGGTAAGTATATTGATACTACTTTTACTTTTGGTAAAGTTAATTTTAGAGAAGTTGATGATGATGTTCAATGTAATTTTACCTATAAGATAGATAATAAACCAGAGGGGCTACAAGAAAATCAAGAGTTTATTAATTGTCTTGGTGATATTTTGGTTGATGTTCTTTCAAAAGAAATAGAAGAAGTTGAGGGTGATTTTCTAAATGGATCAAAGACGAATTGAATCTGTAATATTGGAAAATTTATTATTCAATGATGAATATTCCAGAAAAGTTGTTCCTTTTATTCAATTAGAATATTTTTCTAATGGAGTAGATAAATTAATATGTTCTATCATAAAAAAGTTTATTATAGAATATAATACGCTTCCTTCTATGGAAGCAATATCAATTAGTTTAAATAAAGATAATAACCTAACTGAAGATGAATATAAAAATGCTACTGAATTAATTTCTTCGTTGAACAAGAAGGATAAGTTTCCAGATTTAAATTGGTTGTTAACAGAAACAGAACAGTTTTGTAAAGATAAGGCGGTGTATAATGCCATCATGGAATCCATTCACATCATCGATGGGAAGTCGGCGTCAAAGACAGAGACTGCAATCCCACACATCCTTTCGGACGCCCTCTCGGTCTCATTTGACACCCACATCGGACACGACTACATCGAAGACTCAGATAAAAGATACGAATTCTACCACAAAGTTGAACAAAAAGTTTCCTTTGATTTAGATTTCTTCAATAGAATTACGGGTGGTGGGACTCCACAAAAAACACTAAACATAGTAATGGCAGGAACTGGTGTTGGTAAGTCTTTGTTTATGTGTCATCATGCAGCAAATTGCTTGAGTCAAAATTTGAATGTGTTGTATATCACATGTGAAATGGCAGAAGAAAGAATTGCAGAACGAATTGATGCAAATCTTATGGATATTACAATGGACGATCTTAAGGATCTTCCAAAGCAAATATATGATAAAAAATTAAATACAAAGACTGCTGGAATCACTGGTAAATTAATCATCAAAGAATATCCAACTGCAACAGCAAATTCAAATCATTTTAGGATTTTGTTGGATGAACTTACAATGAAAAAGAAATTTAAACCAGATATCATTTTTATTGATTATCTGAACATTTGTGCATCTTCTAGGTTGAAGAGTGGTGGTAACATAAACACATACCAATATGTCAAGTCTATTGCGGAAGAACTCCGGGGACTTGCAGTGGAGTATAATGTCCCCATTTGGTCTGCAACACAAACAAATCGTTCTGGTTTTTCAAGCACCGATGTGAGTCTTGAAGATACTTCAGAGTCGTTTGGACTTCCCGCTACTGCGGACTTTATGTTTGCGTTGATTGCAACGGAAGAACTGGATGAACAAAATCAAGTTCTTGTGAAGCAATTGAAGAATCGTTACAACGATACTGCGTTAAATAGGAAATTCATACTTGGCATCAATCGCGCCAAGATGAAATTATATGATGTTAAGAAAGATCAACAATTTGGATTGGTTCAATCAAATCAAAGTAGCACATCAACTTTGGGTTCTGGATTTGATGGTGAAAGTTTTGATGAAAAGTTTAAGGGGTCTAAAGAAAAATTCAGTAGTTGGAACATATAATGAGTACATTCATAGACAAGAAATTCATCAATATGATTTCACCACAACTGGAAAGATTTGCATGGAAGAAAGATAATCTTGCAAATACTAGATGTCCGATCTGCGGAGATTCAACAAAGAACAAGAACAAAGCGAGAGGTTATTTCTACCAAAAAGGTAATGATTTCTTTTATAAATGTCACAACTGTGGGGTGGGTTTGAGTCTATATAATTTCTTAAAGGAAGTTTCACCTTCTCTCTGTAAAGAATATTCTCTAGAGAGATACCGAAACGGTGAAAACGGTAGATCAAATTATAAGAAACCCAAGGAAGAAGAATTGTTCGGATTTAAAGACTCAAAACCAAAATTCAAGAAGAAAGATAAAATCTTAGAGTCGTTGGATTCTCTCAATAGTCTTCCAGAAGATCATCCTGCCGTGCAGTTCGCAAACATACGAATAATTCCAAAGCAACATTGGAAGTATCTCTATTACACTGCCGACTTTGGTACGTTTATGAAAGAGTTGGATCCTGATTGTCTTGCTGTCGGTGCAGAACCAAGATTAGTGATTCCATTTTTCAATAGTCACGGAACGGTGGTGGGCGCACAGGGTCGTGCATTAAATATGGCAGATGAGAACAATGCAAGAAACACCCTAAAGTATATTACGGTAAAAGGCGACAAAAGTATTGAGCGGTTGTGGTATGGAATGTGGAGAGCAGATCCCAAGAAGCGAGTGTATGTGGTAGAAGGACCAATCGATTCTATGTTCCTCCAGAACTGTGTTGCAATCGTC